AAATACGGCTATAGAAGGATTGCTTTTGCCGACAAGATCAAAGAAGCCCTAATAACTCTTAACCCGATTGTTGTCCCCGAAATAGGGTTACACCTTGCCGAATATGTCAATGATTTTTCATGGGAGGTGGCGAAAAATACTCCCGAGGTGCGCAGACTTTTACAGGTCATGGGAACCGAGGTCGGCAGGAACCTATTCTCGCAAGATATTTGGGTTGAGGCTGCCTTGAAAGATGTAAGGGCTGGCGAAAAAATAGTCTTAACAGATGTAAGGTTTCCCGATGAAGCAGATGCCGTAAAGTGGTTATTTGGGGAAGTTTGGCGCATTGAGCGCAACGGCGTAAAAGCAACCAACTTCCATAAATCCGAATCAGCCCTTGATGAGTGGATATTTGACCGAATAATTGACAATTCGGGAACCCTAGAGGATTTAGAGGAGTCAGTTGATGTTATTATGGAACCCCTACAGAAAGAGGCTAAAAATGACACCATTTAAGTCGCTTATGGAAGTTTTGGCAGATCGGGGATTGGCTGACGAATAAAGAGTTTGGCGCGATTCCTTTTAGTAACCGGGCTTTCGGTAGGAATCGTATTTAGCACACCCGCCTTAGCGTTGGAGCCAAAACTTCTTATCGTCAAGCTCGAACCAAGGAATTTTGCCAAAACCCTATTAACCCCCAAAGAATTCTCATGTTTAGATCATCTCGTTAAACTTGAATCTCATTGGAATAATCGGGCGCAAAACCCCTCATCTAAAGCGTATGGAATCTTTCAATTTTTACCCTCAACTTGGGGGAATTACGGAATAAAGAAAACTTCTAACCCGTTCCTACAGATTAAATTTGGGCTTCACTATGTTAAAGTACGCTACGGAACAGCATGTAAGGCACTAGCATTTCATTTAAGAAACGGATGGTATTAGATGATTAAACCTTTAGAAGATCGAATCTTGGTTTCGGTAAAAGAGCCAGAACCCAGCAACGGACTTATTCAACTCCACGATGAAATCCCAGATAAGGGAGTTGTAGTTAATGTCGGGGAAGGTCGCTATGAAAATGGGATTCTTGTCCCCGTTAAAATTCTTGTCGGCGAAACTGTTTTGTTCGCCCCTAATTCTGGTCGCAAAGTTAAAGACGGCGATACCGAGTACCTCATCCTTTCATCCCGCGATATTTATGCAGTAATTGGAGATAACTAATTGACTAAATCTATTCTTCATCACGAATCATCCCGCGCTAAAATGGAAAAGGGTATTAACACTTTAGCCGATACTGTCAAAATCACACTTGGACCAAAGGGCAGAAATGTAGTTATTGAGCGTAAATTTGGCGCACCACTTATCACTAATGACGGCGTGACTATTGCCCGAGAGATTGAGTTGGAAGATCAAGCGGAGAATCTTGGCGCACAGCTTGTTAAAACCGTCGCAGAACGCACCAACGATGTGGCAGGTGACGGAACTACCACCGCGACAGTATTAGCACAGGCTATGGTGAAGGAGGGTTTGAAAAACCTTGCAGCGGGCGCTCAACCTATGGAAATCAAGGTAGGAATTGACCTCGCCGTAAAAGCCATCACCAAGAATCTCGTTGAGCAATCCATCGCTATTTCAGATAAAGAACAGATCGCCTCAATCGCCACAATTTCAGCGCAAGATTCCGAAGTGGGAAATCTCATCGCCGAGGCTATGGACAAAATTGGCAAGGATGGGGTTATCACCGTTGAGGATGGCGGGATTGGCGTAAGCCTAGAATTCACCGAGGGCATTGAAATTGAAAAGGGATTTCTTTCGCCTTATTTTGTCACCGATAAAGAGCGCATGGAAGCAGTTTACGAAAACGCTCTAGTTCTGCTGGTGAATAACAAAATCACATCCCCCGCATCTATTCAGCCAATCCTCGCCCAAGTGGTTCAAACAAACCGACCTATTTTGATTGTTGCCGAGGATATCGACGGAGAAGCCTTTAAGTTTCTTCTCATTAACCGTGTTCAAGGTGGATTCCCAATCGTGGCAGTACGTGCGCCCGGCTTTGGTGAACGCCGTAAGCAAATCCTAGAGGACATCGCGTGCGTAGTTGGCGCAGATGTTGTTGATGATGCAACGGGTCTATCTTTGGACAAGGTGACTTTGGATAATCTCGGCACCGCTCGAAAGGTAGTTGTAGATCGAGATTCGACAACCTTCATTGACACCGCCTCGGATGGGGTTCAAGATCGTGTGGCTGAAATCCGCGCAGAAATTGCCGCAACCGACAACATCCCACTCAAAGAAGCCTTACAAGATCGCATTGCTAAACTCACAGGCGGTATTGCAGTTCTTAGGGTTGGCGCAGCGACAGAGGTTGAACTAGCTGACAAGAAACTCCGCATAGAAGATGCCATAAACGCCACTAGAGCAGCCGTAGAAGAGGGAATTGTCGTCGGTGGGGGTTCCGCCCTAGTTCACGCTACAAAGTCCCTAGAGAATGATTTGGGGCTATTTGGCGACAAAGCGGTGGGGGTTCGCTTAGTCCAAAAAGCGTGCGATGAACCTTTATTCTGGATTGCTGAAAATGCGGGCCATAAGGGAGATGTTGTTGTTGCTAAGGTGCGCGAACTCACCGCGCAGGAAGGCTTTAACGCCTCAACCGAAACCTATGGCAACCTCATTGAGCAGGGAGTCATTGACCCCGTAAAGGTGACTCGTTCTGCGCTCGCCAATGCCGCCTCAATCGCGGGAATGTTTATCACTACTGAAGCACTCATCTTCGAAAACAAGAAGCCCGACAACGGGGAGTGACTTCATAACGGACTACGAGTCCAGTATGTGTCAAGAAATTGCTGATGCCGTTTCAGCAATAGGGAGCCTTGAGCGCGAAAGCCTCCGTAATCGCGCTCGGCTCTGTTAAGATTCAACCGTGACAACAATTCTCGCCAAAGTAACTCCGACAAAAGTTCAGATCGGGTCAGATTCATTGGTGACGGCGGGTAGAAAATACTCCCACCCTCAAATGGTGAAAGTGGTTGAGCGCGGTCAGTATTTAATTGCAGGTTCCGGGCTTTCCTCTGCGTGCGACATCATCCAGCATATTTGGACCCCGCCAAAACCTCAGCCATCCGACAAAGAGGACTTGTATCACTTCATTATCTCCAAAGTAGTACCCTCAATGAAATTGGCGTTCAAAGAAAATGAATACAAGTGGGACGAGAAAGATGAAGAGACTAAATTTGCTTTTCTTATTGCAATCGGCGGTGAAGTCTTTGATATTGCTGATGATTTTGCCGTTTGCCTTGATGCTGATGGTATTTACGGTATTGGCTCGGGTAGTTCACTTGGAATTGGTGCGCTTAAAGCGGGAGTCAGTATGAAGAAGGCATTGGAAATCGCGGCGAATAAAGACCCCTACACAGCTCCGCCTTTTACTTATTATGAACAGGCAAAATGGACAAGCAAATAGCAGAATTAGTTTTAGATCGCGCAAAGGGATATTGCGAGAGATGTGGAAAACCCTCACACGATTTGGCGCTCCATCATAGAAAACTTAGGAGCCGGGGCGGTAAAGATGAAGTCTCTAACCTCGTCGCGGTCTGCCATAAATGCCATAACCTCGGCACCGAGTCAATCCATCTCAACCCCGCAAAGGCAACTCTTAAAGGCTGGATGGTTCCAACTTACGCCGATACAACGCTTTATCCGTTACACTTATCAGACGGTTCAATCGTAAAGTTGGACAACGAAGGCAACTACATATCTATCGAGGAGGCAACAAATGACGCAGATTACGGTATCGGGGAAAGTTGGTAAGGAGCCAACCCTCAAATTTATCGAAGGCAAAAACGGTGATTTTGCAGTAGCAAATTTCTCTATCGCGGACAATCAACGCAAGCAAATTAGAGGCGAGTGGGTTGATGGAGTAACGATCTGGTACAACATCCAGATTAAGGGTCGCCAAGCAGAATTAGTCACCGATCAAATTACAAAGGGACAACTCGTCAAGGTGACGGGTGATTATGAAGTTACCAGCTACGAGAAAGACGGCGTTACCAAGATCGCGCACAACATCAACAACGCCGAGGTTACTCTTCACTTAACCGATAAGAAGGTTGCTAAAGAGGAAGAAATCGGTTGGTAGATGCTCACCGCAAAAGAAGCAGCATTTATTTTAGAGATTGAAGTTAATTACCTGCACCAATTACATAAGCGCGGGAAATTAATTTGGGCAGAGAAGAAAGGCAAGTTCACTTACTATCGCCTTGAAGATGTTGAGGAATTTGCCAAATCTCGCAAGCGTAAAAATGTTGTGTCAAAAGGTTAGTTATAGAACCAAATCACAGGCAGATAAAGAAAGGCGCTATGTCCAACGGATTCACAAATCTATACGGCTTAGAATCTACTTCTGCCACGACTGCAAAGCATTTCATTTAAGTTCACAGCACAAAGAAAAGGGGCATGAAAAGAAATGAAGTGCATAAACTGTCGCAAAAAACAATCCCATACTGTTTGCGGTAGTTGCTGGAATTACGCCATAAACCAACTGGCACAATTCCCTCAGAAATACAACGAACTCGAATCTGAACTCTTGCCTGGTAGGGGGAATACTGGGCAAAGAGTTTCAGGCTCCAAAGAATCAACACCAATCCCCGGCAACCTTGAAACACTCAATTTGCGCTCAGGAGCCATTAGTATTCCTCTTATGAAACATGAGGCGGCTATCAGGGAGATTCGGCGCGAAACTAAATTAGTTTGGAATTCTGAGCGACGAACGAGTGAGATTAAACGCATAGAACTTACTACTCAATACATCATTAACAGATCATCATGGATTCACGATAACTACAAGCAAGCCGATCAACTCGCCGCGACAATCATCTCAATCTTCCATAAGATTCAATTCACCCTTGGCAATAAATCTGAGGACATCATTATTGGCAAATGCCCGACCTTGGATGATGATGGGGAAAATTGCGGAACAACACTCAAAGTAAATCCCGCCGACCTAGAGCGAACTTTCGAGATTAAATGTAAGTCATGCGGTACTATTTGGACATCCGATAAATGGAGACTTCTAGGAAGAGTATTGGAGAGCAAATGAGACTTCTTTACGCGTTATTTGCTTGCGGGGTTGTCTTTTCTCTGTCATTGTTTTTAATTCTTAAGGGGCCCGCTATTTTAGATCGGTTTAGGCGTTGAGCGACAAGAACTTTCGCGCCTACCAAAAAGGCTTACAAGACGGTTATGAAGAGGGTTATGCCAAAGCAATTCATAAACCTAGAATCTCAGTAGTCCAAGCCTCACTTCTCTACAAAGTCACCAACCGCACAATCTTTAACTGGATTATGCAAGACGATATAGAGTGCGTTGATGGGACTTACGATCTTGATGAATTGCAGAACGCTTACGACAAGAGACATCCGTAACTTGCTTATGTCACCTATTTCACCTATCCTATGTTATGTTGTAACTATTGGAGGCTTTAAGGAGCCGAAATGGTTATAGTGTCCGACAAAGTAACAATAGCTGAGATAGATGAAGCACTCGGATACCTGACAGACGCGCTAAGAATAGACCAATACGGTAACAGAATGACTTGGAAAAAGCGCCAAACAATTCAAGAATCCATAGATGACTTACTAGACGAGCGCTTATCTCTTATCGAGAAACTGTAATTCTTACAAAACCTATGCCTATCAAAAATGACCCTGCGGTGTTCGAGAAGGAACGCCAAGTCCTAGAGATGAGGGCTGCGGGTCACGGATTCCAAATAATTGCCGACACTGTTGGTTATGCGAGCGCAGGAAGTGCTTATAATGCTTACGCTAGAGCCTTAGAGCGAACGCTGAGGGAACCTGCTGAACAAGTTAGAGAATTAGCCCTAGAGCGCTTAGATGCCATGTTCCGATCACTATGGGATAAAGCCTCAACTGGCGATATAAAAGCGATTGAA